GGTAGGGGCATTGAGAATCGGGTAAAAAGAAATAGCCCCTCCACCACCCGTCGCCCCCGCTGTCACCCCACCGCCGCCTGTGCTACTGCTCCCCGCTGTCTGCTGGGCGTTGATCGCCTCGGTCAACAGCCGAATTGCCTGACGTATCTTGGGGTCAATCGAGGAAGGAAGTGTCGGGACGGTTACGCTCATCGCAATTCTCCAGCATTCTGCGCCACAGAAACCCGCTCAACGATATTTGTTGTGGTGATTTTTGCCGCAAACTTTCTGCCAAGTACCCCCGGGGGGAAGAAGAAAGGAGTGTCGTTCATGACGTTGATAACCTTACGGCTAATTTCATCAATGAAAAACTCAACCCGCACAGGGTAGCGACGCGCTATCACCTGCCCGACTCCAATATGCAGGGGTTTGTCTGCAAGAAACGTCTTTGACTTCCACACGGCGGTCAGGTTCTCCCCTGTGCCGTATGAAACGATTTCATCTTCAACGACTAGGTACAGCGTGTCGGTCAGCGGGTCTGAATAGCCAGCCGTGGCATAAAAATCGAGGTCAATCAGTGACCCGGTGGTCAGATCGAGAATAAACCCGGCACTATCATCGTAAAAACCGTAGTAGCGTCCATCATGAGCAAAACCATTTAAGGTTGCCGGTGAATAATCGTTCCATTGATCTCTGGTCAAAAGTTTCCGCGTCAGGTTCTCAATCCCACCGACACCGACGATCATCAGCCCATCAGGGGAAGGATAAACAATCCCGTCTCCCATGTCGGCCATGCCGCGCTTACTCATACACGATTGCGATATTTCCAGCCGTTCGATGATCATCGAACCCGGTTCGCTCCCGGTTACGACATATGTGTGGTTTTCGGTTGTCACCAGCAGAGAGTTCCCGAACACGCCGCCGCCTACAATGTCATCGTCCACGGTCAATCGGTAGGCAATCGGCCACGCATGGGGCTGGTAGGGTTCGCAGAAGCAGACATTCTTACCAGAAAACCCCGCCATAATTCCCCCAGGCATCGAACAGAGCCCGAAAAGATCAGTTGGCGGCATAACCCATTCGGTCGTGGCAAGGGTTGTCGCAAGGGAATCTGAATTTACATCATCATTGTAGGCCGTTGTCCCGACCGACTGCTCCGTTAGGAGATAGAAAAAGGTCCCGTCGGAGGTCGTCAGGGAACGGTAAATTCTTTTTTTGGTAATATTGTAATTTCCGGTTGGGACTCCAAGGGTCGTCAGGTCAACCGTTTGTCCCGGCCCCCATGTAATACTTGTCGACGGGTCGGACGGCGGCCCTTCCTCGCCATAAGCAGAGACATAGGTATAGACGTAGATGCGATCTTCCTCCGTGCCGTCCTCTGCCGGGTCTGGTGACAGCGTTCCTGCCAGCACCGCCGTTGGTGCAGACACCGGGGCCGGAATCCCTAACAGGTATGAACTGGTCGGGTAATCGCTGCCGGTCGTCGCAATTGCAGCCTCGGTCATCTTAGGTTCACCGTCTCCGGTAAAATACGTTTTACTGCTAGTATCTCCCGGGACGGCCCCCTGCACACAATCAACATCTCTCAGCCAGTTGAACCAGAAATCACCAAACTTATAAAGACTCAGGGTTGTGCCAACCTTACTTGGCGTTGCAACGGTGGTCAGCCCTGCCAGCGGTTCAAGCAACCCTCGCCTGATCTGGCAATTCTGCGCCTCTGTTGCTGCATTCTCTGGCAATAAATGCTCTGCTGCCAGGGGGATTTTACCGATAAACCCCTGAATATCTATTTTCATACAAGCGTTCCCATTCCGCAGCTATTAAAACGCGTGTTAAACCACTGTGACACATCGTTTGACGCTTTACGAATTTTGTCTTCAAACTTGATTTGATAAAAATTCGCTTGCTGTGGGTTGTACCAACCAGAAAGAGGCTGCCCGAACAACAAGGCCAGCGTTCCAAAGGTAATCCCCTTGCGCTGTTTCCCGAGAAGATCATCGATCGTTGCCGCAGTAATGGTCGGTTGAAGTGAAGTCAGTACCGTAATAGTGGTGCTGGCTTCACTTGGTGGTGGGACCAAGCCCAGATCGACCAGCGACGAGGCGTAGTATTCCAACTGGATTTCAGCAGCAATCGCGGCACTTATCGGCTTTCCAGTTGTCCCAAGGTACGATCCGTCCTGCCAAGCCGCCATAACACGAACGAGCTCGGTATTCGTCGGGGTCGTCAGGGTATATTCTGCCTGTCCATCAACGAGTGTCGGGGTAATCTCTTTGCGATAATAATCTGTTCTTTCGCAGAACTCCCGCAAAGCAGAGATCGCCGCCGGGTAGACCGATTCAAACGGAACTCCCGGCAGCACTTGACCCACACCTTGAACCAGATCGGCAATTTTCACGTCAGCTCACGATGCTGAATGGGTACATTTGCGCGTCTTTCCAACCGACAATACGGTTATTGTCATCCTTCACCGGGATACTCTTAACCGCCCCGTTCAAGACATCAACAACACCGATCGGAACCGAGACTTCATGCCCTCGCTTAATAGCATAGCCAATCCCGTTGACCCCGACAAAGACCGGCTGGTTGTCAGTGTCAGACGGCTGGATAATAATCTTCACCCGCTTGACCGCTGCTTTCTCAACGGGCGGTGCTGCGGTTTCTTCAACCTCAGTCTCACCAGTCGCCCGACGAATAAAAGCCCGAAGCTGGTTAAAATTGTCGGCCACGTCCGCAGGGACTTCCAGCCCTAAATTTTCAGCATATTCCGTCAACCCCTTGATTGTTCTGATGTCCTTCATTGTAACTCCTTTGAATGAGGCGGGGCTGTGACACCCCGCCTTCGGTTATATAAGTTATCAATCAGCTATTAAGCAGTTCGACCGACCTCAAGTCGTGCCATCCATGCCTGGTTCAAAATGACACCGGCAAAGTAGGTTTTCCAACCCACGTAACCTTTCTGGCCCAATGGGTCAGACTTGGAGGGAGTGCCGGGTTGCAGGACAATCGGCTTGATCGCCGACTTGCCACGCAGCACACAGTTACCAAACGCTTCGGCCCCGAAGTACATAATAGGGTAAACGTCGATGTGGGCGGCAGAATCGGTCGTACCAAACAGGGCAGCATTGCCACCACCGGCATCAGCCCAGGCATCAAGCTCGGGAGAGCAGAGATAGCGGACTTCCTCAACCTTGCCAATTTCGTAAGGGAGTGAAGCACCAGACTGTGCGTACTTCTCAACCGGAACAAAATTGGTCATGTCGCGAATGTCCGACTCAAGGTCGGTATGCGCCACACCAATGTAACTCGGAGCAATAGGCTCGGTATTGTAATTCGGGCCGGGAGCAACAAGACGGGTGATTTTTTTCGCCTTCTGTGCCTTCAAAGACCGCATAACCCGGCGTTGATCTTCCAAACTTGGAGCGGTAATAACAGCCGCCCGGTTTGCAACAGCGTTGCCATAAAAGACATTGGTTCCGGCCTTGAGAACACCATAAAGAACCATTTCAAGGGTCAGCGAGGCTTGTTCCCCACTGAGCATCGACATATCTTTCAGGACAGGATCTTCTGCCATGTCAGCAACAACATCGGTGGTATCAGCGACAGCACCGTATTGTGCCAAAGTGACCTCCACGTCTTCATAAGTCATTGCTTGTGCGGAAGGGGTCACACCCTCGGTCAGTGCAGTTGTTGCCGCAGCAAAAGGAACAGGACGACGAAATTTAGCCCCCTTCGCGGTGTTTGCAGGAATAGGCTTCGAGAGCCCGAGTTTTTGCAGAACTTCAACGGGTTCCGCATGTTTCAACATCTCTTTTGCAGCCCAAGCTGCTGTTCGTTGGGAAATATCCCCATATTCTGTTTCAGCCATGATATTGACCTTTCTTTAAGAGGGGCGATGTCCTGCCCCAATGCCTCGGTCTGTCTCCCGACAGTCCCTAAACATTATTGATTTGCGTAATAGTCAAACGCACTGTCAAAGTCGTCAGGCGGCCCGACTCGGCCTCCACGTCCCGACCGTGGCGAAGCAACGCTGCGTTGCAGCCGGTCTTGCTTCTTGCG